TATTCATGTGGTATTCGAGGAGGATGCGCTTAAGTGGAGTATCTACGCTATGATCGCTGCCTGCATTCCTGCTATGTTCATTGCCTTCGTCATGGGTGCTCTGCACTTCGCGCATGGCAGACGGCAGCGCAGGGTTGAGCGACATTACAAAAGACTGTCAGGCACGGATGCTGCCTTCCGGGATATTCTCGCGGCGATCTCTGAAACCGGGATCGCACCGTTGCATCCATTGTGGTCGGAAAGCAAGAGGAACTCTTAACGCAACCAATGATGCGATCAAGTATTAAAAAACAAGTATCCGTGCGACTGGCTGGCCGCACGGATACTCTGTTTATAGAGTTCCCATTTTACCGCAAGCGCATCGAAGGTGATGTGCGCGTGTTTGAGATGGTGCTCAATCCCGATCTCGCAAAGCAGATTCGGGTAAGTCAGGATGCCAAAGGTCGCCGCGTCGAACTCTTGGATGTAAAGCCTCCGCTCTGGTCGGCGCTCTCTCCTGCTGTACTTCTCGGCCAAGGTGAGCATCAGTTGAGTGCTGCTGAATTTCTCAATTCAGTACACAATCCTAACAAATGAACAATTGTACAGCGTTCAATTCGCAATGCTGTTGAATCATTGCCTCTGAAATGGCGGCTCAGCGCACATCTATATTTCAATCAATCGCAGGTCTGTTCACTCGGAGTGAAAGTGATGGATTCAAAAATCCATATCCTTCATGGCTTCCGGTGGCCACCACGAATAAGAGTGGCAAGCTGGTCAATCGCCGCACTGCGATGGCATGCAGCGCAATGTTTGCCTGCATCCGCAAGCTGAGCACCGACATCGCGTCTCTTCCCCTGGAGGTGTATCGCTTCGAGGCCGATCAGGATAGTATCCCGGATATCGCGCATCCCGCCTACCGCCTCATCCACAGCACGCCCAATGATCGTGATGTAGCGATGATGTTCTGGTCGTTCATGGTGGCCAACAGTCTGCTCTACGGTGTGTCTTACGCATGGATTGAGCGCAACCGCAATGCTGAGCCTATCGCCATCTGGCCGCTGGATAATGCCAATGTCAACCGCATGGTGAGCGCCAATGGTCGCAACTATGTGTACAGCATCCGTGGTATGGGCATGGTGGATGACATCGACATTATCCGCCTGCCGTGGTTCCGCGAGACCGATGTGGTGCGTGAGTTCAATCAGCTCATCGGGTTGAACATGGCGGCAGAAGAGTATGCTGCTATGTACTTCGGGAATGGTGGGCGCATTGACACCTACCTGAGCACTGAGCAGAAGCTCGTAAAAGAGCAGATAGAGAACCTGAAAGAGCAATGGGCGGGCAATGGGCATTTCGGTACACCGGTGCTCGATGGTGGTATTAAAGCAATGAGCCTCGGCGCATCGCCTACCGACAGCCAGCTCATCGAAAGCCGGGATTTCAACGGCGAAGAGGTGTGCCGAATCTTCGGTATTCCTGCCGGTCTCGTAGGTTATGAAGTGAACACCAAGTACAACGGTGTCGAAGATCAGGACATTCACTACTACAAGCACGTGCTTCGTCCGTGGTGCAAGTCCATCGAGCAGGAGGCTGATCGCAAGCTGCTGCGCGAAAATGAAAAGAGATCAGGCAGTCATCGCTGCAAGTTCAATATGGATGCTATTCTCCGTGGCGATATCAAGACTCGCACGGAGCATTATAAAGAGATGCTTGAGCGCGGTGTGTACTCGATCAACGAGGTGCGCCGCAAGGAGAATCTCAATCGCGTGGAAGGCGGTGACCAGCGATTCGTTCAACTCAACCGCATTAACCTGGAGTATTCCGAGGCTTACTCAGAAAAGGTCTCAACTACTCCACCAGCAGAGTCAAACACTTCTACTACATGAAGCAGGATTATATTTCAGCAATAGACGGCGGTGAGCGCCGGATGCTCTCAGCAGTGCCAACGCTCAAGCGTTCAGGTGAAACCGATGATACCACTCCTTCGATCATCGAGGGTTATGCCGCGCTCTACAACGAGGTGGCTGATCTACGCTGGTTCAAGGAGAAGATTGCTCAAGGAGCATTCGACGATGTGCTCACCGATGATGTGCGCGCGCTGTTCAATCACGATCCCAACTACGTGCTTGCACGCAGCGTGGAAGGCAAGGGCACGCTCAAGCTGAGTGTGGACGAGAAAGGATTGAAATACTCCTTCGAGGTGGACAAAGGCATCAGCTACGTGGCTGACCTTGCTCGCAGCATCGAGCGTGGAGATGTCAATCAGTCCTCTTTCGGATTCACCATCGCGGAGGAGAGCTGGGATTACACCGATCCGAATATGGCAGTGCGCACCATCACCAAGATCGGTCGCCTGTACGATGTATCGCCGGTTACTTACCCGGCATACGAGGGCACCACGGTGAGTGCCCGCAGCCTGGAGTCTGCCAAGCAGGCGCCGAAAAATACAGCAGCGCTGGAAGCGGAGATCCGCGAGCGTGAGCTGTTCCTGAATCGTTCATCTAAAATCAATTCATAAAATGAAAACAAGCAAGCAGCTCAAGGAAGAGCGCGCGGCAGTCGAGTCACGTATGACTGAGCTGCATGAGCTCGCGAAGAAAGAGGCTCGCAGCTTTAACGCTGAGGAGTCCAAAAAGTGGGACGACGACCAGAATGCCCTCAAGGCTCTGGACGCCGAAATTCTCCGTGCCGAACAGGCAGAGGAACTGGAGCGCCGTAATGCCGGCAAGGGTCCAAAAAGTCCGCTGATCATCGACGGCGAAAAAAAGAAAGAGCAGCCATCGCTGCTGCTCATGCTTCGTGCCTCAGCATTCAAAGAAAAACTGGACGGCCCTGAGGCTGATCTCGTTGCAGAGCACGTGGCTGAACTTCGTGCTTCCGGCCTTGCTCCGCGCGATGGCTACATCGGTGTGCCGAGCAAAATGGTGCGGATGGAAAAGCGTGACATGACCGTCACTGGTGGCACATCCGGATCAGAGGGTGGTGTTATGGTTCCTACTGAGGTGGGCGAAACCATTCCTTTTCTGACTCCGCAACTGGTCACCGCTCAATTGGGTGCGACTGTGCTTTCGGACCTTGTAGGCAATCTCGATTTGCCGCGTGGCACGAACAACGTGACCGCCACATGGGAAGGTGAGACCACCGATGCTGACGAAAGCAATCCGACGATGGACAAGGTGAGCCTTGCTCCGATTCGTCTGACCACGTTCATCGATGTGTCTGAGCGCCTCCTGCACCAGACAGGACAAAGCGTTGAGGCATACGTGCGCAATCTTCTGAGTAATGCTGTTGCTCAGAAGATCGATGCTGATGCCATCAATGGTTCTGGCTCTGGCAACGTGCCTACCGGTATTCTCAACGCTAGTAGCGTGGGGAGCGTGGAGATGGGTACCAACGGTGGTGTGCCTACCTGGGCAAAAATCGTTGAGCTCGAAGGAAAGGTTGATACCGCAAGTGCCATGATGGGTAACCTGCATTACCTCTCCACTCCTGGAATGCGTTCGCTGCTTAAGACGCGCAGCAAGGATTCAGGATCTGGACGATTCATCAATGAGGGTAATGAGGTGAATGGTTACCCGATTCTGGGCACGTCACTTGTCCCAAGTAACTTGACCAAGGGAACCGGGTCGGGACTGCATGCAATTCTCTTTGGTAACTGGGCAGACCTGCTCATTGGCCAGTGGGGTGGTATGGAGTTGTTCGTCGATCCATACACGCAGAAAGGCAAAGGGCTGGTACGTATCTACGTAAGCAGCTACAATGACATCAAGCTGCGTAATCCATTGAGCTTCGCTGCAATCAAGGATGGCGCTCTTGCCTAATCCTGACATTCAGCAATGATCTGAATAAGTAATACTCCGGGTGAAGCAATTCACCCGGAGTTATTGTCAAAGTATCACTTTTAAAATCATCGCCACATGGCTAAAAAGACATCGGATACCGTCAAAGTACGGTTCAAAAAAAGCCCGACAGGCTCACCATTCTTTCTTGCGTACAGCGCAGGACAGGAATGTGAGTTGGCTGCACCACAAGCAGCGCTTCTCATCGAGGCGGGTATTGCAGTCGCGGTAGATGCTGAGTCGCAAGCTGCCGCTGAGCTGGCCGCTAAGGAAGCAGAAGAGGCCGCTGCAAAAGCTGCTGCCGAAGGTTCAACTGCTCAAAATCCTGGGTAATGATCCAGCGCGTTACACCGCAAGCCGATTACACCACTATCGTGAGTCTCGAAGATGCCAAGGCGCATCTTCGGGTAACTCATGATGATGAGGATTCATTGATTGAATCAATGATCGCTGCGGCGTGTCGTGAGGTGGAGATGTATTGTCCGCTCTGGCTTGGTGAGTCCCAGGGTTATCTGTTTTACGATCGCTTCCAGCAGCGCGTGAAAATACCTCTGTCATCCATCAGCGCAATCACTGCGGTGCAGGTGCATAACGGTACTGATTGGGAGCCTTTGGATGCTGGTGATTACGAGGCTGCGGTTGAGTACACTCCACCGGTGGTGCGCGTGATCAACAGTAAAACATCGCCGCGTCAGATTGCTGGATATCGCATTGTATTCGATGCCGGGTATGCGGCTAATGCTGTGCCTGCGGAGATCAAGCAGGCTATCCTGCTCCACGTTGGCCACATGTACGAGCAGCGTCAGCCAGAGGTAATCGGTACAGTGATCGCCAAGTCACAGCTCACTATAGATAACCTGCTCAAATTCCACCGCATCCTCAATGCCTGAGAATATCGGACGCATGGACCGGCTGATCACCATCGAGCAGCCTACGTTCACCCAGAATGCAACGGGTGACCGCGCGCAGTCGTGGTCGGAATTTGCCAAGGTGTGGGCACGATATGTCCAGTTGCCGCGCGGAGAGGCTGTAACTGCTGATCAGCGTGTGGCTGTGAAAGATGTCCGCTACCGGATGCGCTACACTCCTGGAGTCACGGAGCTGATGCGCATCGTGGATGGTGGCAGGGAGTATTATATCAATCGAATCGAAGAGGTCGGTCGCCGCGAGTCAATGGTCATCCATGCTGAGTGGCGCGACTCCAATACATAGGGGTTATGGAAGAGGGTAAAAAGCCGTTCAGAGACACCGGATTTGCTCGCTTCATCCGAGACAAGGTGAAGCCTATTGCCGGTGATGTGCTTGAGATCGCCGGAGATATAACCGGCATCGACGCTATCGAGCGCGTGGGCGAAATGCTCAACGAGCGTAAAGAGCAGAGCGAAGCTGCGATGCAGGCGCATCTGGAATTCGAGCGTATGCGTGCCCAGTTCGAGCATGAGGTCACACTCAAGAAGCTCGACATGGAGATGGCGCATCAAGCCAATGCCCTGGAAGAGACCAAGGCAATGCTCCTCGATGTGCAGTCTGCGCGATCAAGGCAGATCGAGCACATGAAGATTACCGGTAAGCCGGATAAACTCATGGGCGCTGTGGTGATCACTGGGCTTGTGCTTAATGCCTTCGTTATCGCGTGTCTGGTGTTCATTGAAATTCCGGTGAGCAATCAACGTCTGGCCGACATGGCATTCGGGGCGGTGCTTACCATTGGCAATATGATTTTCGGTTACTACATCGGCAGCTCTCGCGGTAGTCGAATGAAAGACATGCTGCGCAATGGCTAAGAATGTAGAGCTCAAGGGTTACGATGAGCTGCTTGCGATGATGAAGCAGTTGCCGGAATCGGTGTCTGTAAAAGTCATCCGCAGTGCAGAGCGTCAGGCTCTTAAACCGGCTCTGCAGGCCATGCGCCAAAATGCCGCATCCCGCACTGGTGTGGTCACCGGTCGCTACCGTAGAAGCATCGGTATTAAGCTGCTTCGCGGATCCTCGACTCGCGTGGCAACGCTCGCAGGTGTGCGTTATGGAGGCACACTCGGCGCTCCTCATGCCCACTTGGTTGAAAAAGGGACGGTGCATCGTAAGCTCAAGACACCTCGCACGGTCACCTTTACCACCAAGGCCGGTGCTACGATCACTTCGCAAGTCAGCCACACCGGAAGAGTGCAGGCGCGCAACGTTATCGCTGATGCAATTCGTTCAACGGAGACTCAGGTGCTCAATGGGTTTGCGGTCAGCTTGCAAAAGGCACTAGTAACCACTATGCGCAGATACGCGAAAAAGTATGCTTGACGGAATACGACATATCCTCAGCAATAATGCAGGCGTGACCGCTCTGGTGCCTGCTGCTGACATCACTCCGGGATTTCGTCCGCAGTCTCAATCCCTGCCGGGTGTAGTCATGGAGTGGGATGGCACAGAGGCGACCAATTGCAAGGGTGCTACTAGCATGATAGATAATTGCACACTCAGGCTCACGGCATTCACGCAGAGTTACGCAGATGCAATAGCAATCACCAATGCTTGCCGCGCGGCGATAGATGGATTCTCAGGCACCGCATTGAGCCACCAGATCGAGCAAATTGTGTACGTCAGTCAGGATGATGATTACTTCTCGGTAGATCATCCGATTCATGCCATCACCGCATCGTACACAGTGATGATTAAGCGCGTCGGTGAAGTGCCTACTCCGGATTGCCCGGATGCAGGTGGGGATGCAGACGGTGGCACTGCGAGTTCAACCTATGATGACACATTAGACGGAGGAGGCGCGTAAATGGCAACCAGAATAAGACTTCGTCGCGATACGGCGGCAAATTGGACATCTGCAAATCCTGTGCTCGGCAATGCTGAGATGGGTATCGAGACCGATAGCTTCACTCTCGTGTCCGGGGTGCGGCAGTATAAGCATAAGCTCGGGGATGGGGTGACAGCGTGGAATGCGTTGCCTTATGCTGCGTTTGGAATTCCTGGTGCAACTGGTCCTGCTGGTCCCACCGGCGCAACCGGTCCTCAAGGTCCGGCTGGCCCAAAAGGTGACACCGGAGATACTGGTCCCGAAGGTCCTGCCGGAGCGGAAGGTCCACAAGGACCATTGGGGCCAATAGGCCCACAAGGTCCACAAGGCCCTACTGGCGCGACCGGTCCTCAAGGTGCAACAGGTGCCACTGGACCAACAGGACCGGCTGGCCCTGCCGGTGCGAC